CGGCGGTTTATGCGAGAGCGATACATTGAACGCTGAACGGGATTTTTTGAGGAGCCGGCGCGTGCTGTATTTGTTGGAATTGAGAGCTGGCCGCCGTTATTTGCAGTGTGGAGGCCTCCTTCTTCCTGACGAGCCATGTATGATGCTTTTTCTTTTGCGCCTACATGAGATTCTATCTGATCAAAGCTTTGAGGATTTTCTACCTGGCAGCGGTCGTAACCGATTTGTCTTGTTGTGAAGGTGTTACGAAGGGTAAAGTTATTCTGGATGTTTTCGATTGCGTTTTTACGGGTGAGAGCTGCCTGCATATTTACGGTATTAGCAGCAGCTTTCATCATGGTGTTTTTCATATCTTGGGTAAGAAGATCTATTTTTGACGGGTCGTCGATGACCATTTTGTAACCGGAAAACATTATTTTGCCTCCTTCTTTTCTCTGGGCTCTGCCTTGCTGCAAGCAAAGGCTGTTATTTTTCTGACGGTTGGAAAGTTGTTCCAGCCAGGTTTTGCTTTATAGACCGGATTCTGGCAATAAATCAATAGGCCTAATTCATCAATTTCAACTTTGGCATATTTGCAGTCGCTACAAAATTCCGGCTTTTCCATGTGAAATATTGTTGTGCGGGGAATGATAAAAAAACTATTAACTAGTTAATAGTTTTAGGCGGTTTTTGCGCTCATAATTGAACGTATGATAATCGACGAAAATAGCGGCGTTGTTGGCGAAAGTTCCGGTAAGTTCTGGAAAGACGAGCTGACAAATGCAAAGATTCTTCTTGTTGCAGTTGAAAAGGCAATCAATACTTTTTGCTCTAACGGAACTATCCAGAGTTACACAATTGACACTGGACAGGATAAACAGGTGGTTACAAGAGCTGATTTAAGTTCATTGTATCAGCAAAGAGACAGGCTTTTGGCTCAGATTGCGAGCTTGGAAGCTAGACTTGGGGTTGGCGGTCCTCGCTGTCCTCAGATTTGTCCGGGGTTCTAGTATGGGATTTTTAGGTTTTAAGAGCAGAAAAGACAAAGAGATTGAAGCGCTTGTTGCTAAGAATAAATACCAGGCGCAAATGATTGACGCAATTAAGCAGACTTGGACCGGGGAGAAATTTCCTGGCAGTTTTGGTTTAACTAAGATTTTAGAGCAGATTGATTACTGGACTTTGCGAAAAAGAAGCTTGCAGCTTTTTACAGAAAACCCTTATGCAAAGGGTATTATCCGCCGCATTTTACGCAATGAAATTCATACTGGTTTGACTGCCTCTGCTAATCCGCTTGGTTCGATTTTGTGGCCTGATATGGACGATATGAAACAGGCTGAAATGTCGGTTAAATACGGCGATTTAATGAGTCAGCAGTTTGAGCTTTATGCAAATAACTACGAGCTTTTTGATTATAAGAAACAGTTGACTTTTGGAGAGTTTCAGGAACTTGTAAGACGTGAAGCTATTTTGTGCGGTGATGGTGTAATTATCAGCCGTGTGAACAGATATACAGGGCTTCCTGCCTGGGATTGGATTAACGGAAATAACATCAGGACTCCTGGAGATTATAAGGTTGCCAGCGGGCACAAAATTATTAATGGTGTTGAAATTGATGAATATGGCCGGCACGTTGCTTATTATATTCAAAAAGTTGTAGGCGATGACATTAAGTTTGAAAGGGTGCCGGTAAAGGGTGAAAAATCCGGCAGACAGATAAGCTGGATGATTTACGGTTCTGAAAAGAAAGCTGACGATGTGCGTGGCGAGCCGCTTTTGGCTTGCGTGCTTGGAATGCTTAAGGATATTGACCGTTACAAGGATGCAGAAGTAAGAGCTGCGGTTATTAACGCTTTGATTGCTTTTACTGTTCAGAGAGATGACAGTTCGCCTATTGGTTCGCGTCCTACTGCCGGTTTACAGCGTCCTATGCACGAAGTAGGACCAATTGCAGCTGAAGACAAAACAGGACATCAGCCTATTCAGCTGATGCAGCCTGGAACTGTTTTTGACGATCTTGCTCCTGGCGAGAAGGTTGTAAGTTATCAGACTAACAGACCGAATGTGAACTATGCTGCTTTTGAGGGCGCTATCCTGGATGCGATCTGCTGGAGTCTTGAAGTGCCTCCTGAGATTGTGAAGCTTAAGTTTACTTCCAGCTACTCTGCGAGCCGTCAGGCAAATAATGAATTTGAAGTTTATTTGAAATATCGCAATTTCAAAAATGCTAAGGATTTCTGTCAGATTATTTATGAAGAATTTATTATTCAGTCTGTTTTGAATAATCAGATGGAGCTTCCTGGTTTTGTTCTGGCTTGTTTTGATTCTTCCAAGTGGAGAATTAAAGCTGCATGGCTTAGTTGTGCCTGGAGTGGTTTAAGTCGTCCTTCTGTTGAAAGAACTAAGGATGTAAAGGCTGCTAATGATGCTCTTGATAATGGTCTTACTACATTTGACGATGAATGCAGACGTTTAAGCGGCAAGTCATTCAGACAGACTATTCAGATTTTGAAGAAAGAAATTGATTATGCTCACCAGATGGGCTTTAATCCTCATATTCTTGAAGACAATAACGGTAAGAATGCTTACCCAGACGAAGAGAGTGAAGAATTGGACGGTGAGGTTCCAGGAAAAGGAACTGAAGACGATTCTGACAATGAAGATTAAGGAGGTACATTATGGCAGACGGCATGACAAATAAAGAATTGATGCTGGAGATGTTTGCAATGCAGAAAGATTCAGCTGTGAAAATGCAGAAAATGAATGACAAAATTGAGCAACTAGAGGAAAAAATGGAGTCTCACGAAAAGGCTATGCAGGTTATTATTAAGCTTCCTGGCAAACTTGAAGCCATTAATGACTCTATCCAGGAATTAAAAAAAAATAGCGAAGAAAAAGACAAAGATCACGAAGACAGAATTCAGAAGCTTGAACAAAAACCGGCAAAGGCAGCGCTTTCTGTATGGCAGAAGCTTTTTGAAATTGGGCTTGGCATTGCCGGAACTATGTTTTTTGGCTGGCTTTTAAGTCTTTTAATGAAATAAATGGGAGTGTGAAAAATGGCGGAAAAAGAAGTGGAAAAAGTTGAAAGTGAAGGAAACTCTAAGCTGCAATCAAGAAAGTTTGTTGTGTGGCTTGTGTGGTGCATTATTGCGATTGTAAATCTTGTGATTGATGCAATCGTAATTGTTATTACTAAAAATGTAACTGCTGAAATGGTGAGCTTGACTGAAAAGGTTTTAGGCTGGTTCTTTGCAATTTCTATGATGTATCTTGGAATGAACGTGAGTCAAAAGGTTGGGTTTGCTTTAAGCGATGCTTTAAGCGCTAAGTGCGAAAAAGAAGAGGTTTGCGATGACAAGTAAGATTTTAATTGTTCTAGTTGTGCTTGTTCTTCTTTTGGGCGGTGCAGCTGTGATTTTTTTTAAGCTTTGGAGAAAGAAAGCTGAAGCTTACAGACTGGAACATGAAAGAGCTGAGAGATTACGTTACCAGGTAGAGCTTGCTCAGAATGAAGCGAAAATCAGAAAAGAGGTGTTTCAAAATGCAGAAGAAGAAAAACATAAGACTGATGGGCTTAGCGGCCGTGATAAGTTTAATGCTATCACTGACAGCCTGCGTGACGACTAAAACTGAATATGTAACGCCGGAGATTGTGTGGCCGGTTTTTCCAAAGCCATCTGACAAAGATGCAGTTTACAACGATAAAACCGGGAAGGTTGAGATGTCGCTGGAATATTATGACAAGCTTAAGGATTTTAAGATTGATTACAAGGCGACAAAAGAAGCCTATGAACTTACAAAAAAACTGTATGAGGGTGAGAAATGAGGATTGACGAGTTTATTTCTAAGAACATTGGTAAAAAGGTTGATTATGACGGAGCTTTTGGCGCTCAGTGTGTTGATTTGTTCCGGCAGTATGCAAAGGATGTTTGGGGTATTCCGGTTCACCTGGGAGCGGTTGAAGGTGCAAAGGATTTGTATGAAAAATATTCTACACTTCCAAATGAGGTGAAGTATCTTGAAAGACTTGGACGCGGACCTGTTACCGGGGATGTAGTTGTATGGGGTGAAACAAAAACTAATAAATATGGCCATGTTGCTATTGTTGTTGGAAATATGCCTGGAAGAGACCTACTTGTTTTTGAACAAAACGGTTTTGCACAGGACGGAGCAAAACTTACTATAAGAACAATTGATAATCTACTTGGTTATTTGAGGCTTAGAGCATGAGTGATTTGATTGATAAAAAACTTGAAGAAGATATGCACTCTGGCAAAGGTGTGAAAGCTGATGCAGGAAAACCTGATTACAGTTTGCTGGAACTGAAAAACCTTGAAGGAATGGTCCAGGTGCTTACTTTTGGCGCTGAAAAATACAGCAGAGATAACTGGAAGAAGGTGCCGGATGGCAAAAACCGTTATTTTGCAG